CTAATAGCTACACCATTGCCGGGAGCACTGTCAAATCTAACCGTTGTTGCATTAAGCAACGAATATGCAGTTGTAGCAACTGTAGCAAGTGTTACCTTGATATCAGTCGTGTCTAAATATGGGAATGTGAACGAGTAATCGGTGGTGGAGCCGTTACCCGTATATAAATTTTCAATTGTTACGGTCATTTTAGAATTCGATTAAACTTTGTAATTCCTGTTTTGTTTTACTTGCTTCCAAAGCTTGTGGGATATTACCTTGTCTTAAGGAGTTCTTAACTCTAGTGTTCTGTAGACCAACAGCTGAATACTGTTCAAAGTATCTTTCCATTGCAGAACAAGCGTACTTCATAGCATTCCTATGAATACGATTTAACTCCTCATGTACCACCAAATTTTTCAGGCCAAAATCTCTTTGCTTTTGCATCCCTCTAGCCTTCTTATATTCCTTCATCTTATTTGTCCAGAACCCACTAGGATGATTCATCATACCTTCAATCTGTCCAGCTAGGTTCATGTTCTTAGCTATCCAGTTGTTAACCCACTGTCTTTCTTTAGGGGTCATAGGTTGTTTACTGATAGGATTTATTTTCATACTTCCTACAGAGTCCCAACCAGTACTTAACAACCACTGTCTCCATGGTTCCATGTCAGCATTCGATTTAAAGAATGGCATGAACGCATTGGTTGCAGCTGTAAGAGGTTCTTGGAATCTTATTGGTTTACCTGTGTATATATCAACTTGATCTACTAAACTATTTGGACCCATGAACTTCCATTTATTAGCCATCAATGATCCCCAGTCATTCTCTACATCTTTTAACTGTGGAGCTATCATATTATTTAATATACTCCTAGTACCAGATGGAGCGAATGGTATCAAAGAATCAGCTTGGTTAACAATTAGTCTATTAAAAGCACCTTCATCACCAGAGAACATAGATACTAACGGTTCAAATCCACTAAGAAATGTTTTGTTAGATACGTTCATACTAATAGAGAACGCTAGTTTTTGGAATGTTTGCTCAGTAATAGAATCATCTACACGGTTAGAGAAGTATACTGCATCTCCAACCAAACCAAGTAATGTATCAAATGGTTCAAATCCTTTATAACTATGCCATTTACCTGTGATTGGATTCTTGATAGAGTTAGGTTGCCAACCCATAGTCATCATACGTTTCCTTTCACCAGCATTAGCAGGCCCATTACCAGTTAAGTTACCATTTAATGCCCATATACCAGCACCTGTAACCACTGCACCACCCATCAACTGACGGCCAACGTACTCAGATTTAAGTGCTGCAAATGCTTCATCAGTATTTTCAAGACCATGATCCATTAATACTTCAGAAATTTCTTGAGCATTTTTTGCTGTAAATACCTTACGAACTTTTGTCTGTAATGGTAATAAACCACTACCCGGAGTGAAAGTCCATGTCATATTCAATGCGTTTAGACCTGTTCTTGGAAATAAGAATAAAGGTCTAGCAACTGGAAATCTCTCTAAGAAGTTATTGAGATCACTAGCTACTTTATTATCTAAGTTAAGTGCTATCTCTTGTGAAGCGTGTTTAGCTGCTTTATCTGTAAGCAAACCAGTATGGTCAAATGCTTGGCTATATAATCTCTTCTGTAGTTTATCGAATGCACCTTGGCTAAAAGCACCTCCAGTTTCTTCCATTAAGATGTTATATGCTCTAGCTCTAGCAGAACCACTAGCCATCATAGAACTTGTAAAACCATCAATAGCATACATAGCATTAATACCCCATCTAACAAATGGGTTATTGTTGTATGCTGATAGACCTTTAGCTATATTCCACATAGCCACTTTACCTGTATTACCTTCTTTCTTCCATACCTCAGACATAGCTTCGAGTGCTTCAAAGTTATCCATCTTAGCTTGACGTAGATCTGCACGACCACGCATCATAGCTTCCTCTGGACGCTGTTTAGCTAAACGCCACTCGTCACCCATCACTTTATAAGCACGTTTGAAGTTCTCTTGGATACCACCATAGGTCCACAAAGCTGCTTTAATAGCTTTTGTATCACCTGTAGCAGCAGCACCAACCATTACTGTAGCAGGTTTGAATGCAGTTAACATACTGTTACCAGTGAAAGCTCTTACAGGAGCTAAGCCAGCTAGTATGTGGTTATAACGTACACCGTTTAAACCTTTGATAATTAAACTAGGTACTTCAGGGTTACCGTCATAGAATCCTTTTTTAATAAATCCTATGTTTTCTTCAGCCCATCGTTGTAGTTTAAAGATCTGATCTACTTCACCATTGGTAGCTTCCATTGCATAAGCAAGTGGTTTAAGATACTCAGGATTAGTGTCAGCTATCTGTTCTAGTGTTTGATAGAACTCATCAGATTTAGCTTGTGCTCTTTGTAAACCTTTAGCAAAGTTATCATTCTGATCTAAGATAAACTTCTTAAGTGCAGAAGGGTTATTACCTAACTCTAATTGTCTGTACTCACCAAACTTATTTGATATGTACTGGTTAGTTCTAACTTCTCTACTAAGTAGTTTAAGCTTATCAATCATCATTTCCTGTTGTCTACCAGTCATAGCTACATCGCCAATCATAGACATACCAGTTGCTATATCTGCAATGTCTCCACCAGCTTGGTTAGTTACCATAGCTGAAGCACGCATTACTTTAGGGTTGTATACGTTTTCAAATGCACTGACAAAGGCTTCGTTAACAATCCTCCATTCTGTATCCCCCATGAAATTCTTCTTATTATAGAAGTTATGTTTCATATCATTGAGAGCACTTTCCATCTGACTTAACTTAACATCAGGATTAAACACCTGATTGTATAGTTTAGTAACAGCTTGGTTTATTTCATCTGGAGGTATAACTGTACCATCAATCTTAGCACCTACGTTAGCTGCTATATCTCTATCAAATAAATTCCTATAACCTTCAGCTCTTTGTGAAGGTGTAGCGTTAGCCATCTTCTTAATAAAGCTAGTACTTACTACAGGTCTAGCTCTACCATTAGTGGTACCTACATTATTTTGTATACGCCAGTTATCTATCTTAGCTTTAATAGGATTAACTTCTAGATCAGATACAGCTCTACTTTCTGGTCCTAAGGATGGTTTATTAACAAATGGATCATACTTAGTACCTTGAGGATCTTTAACCATTCTAGCTATAGCTTCAGCTCTTTGAGCTTTAGTCCTACTAGATCTACGTCCTAAGACATTAGCAGTAATAGGGTCTTCACCTTCAAAACCTAATCTATGCCTAGCTAAAGCACGCTCAGCAAACTCATCTCCGGGGATAACCTTCAAAGCTTTTGCTAAAGAGAATGCAGATGTAATTAAATCTACACCAACACTTAATCCAGCTGACTCATAGATATTCTTCTTTCTTATAACGTCTGGACTGTCACCATCTCTGGTAGCCCATGGTATATCCCAACCTAGCCACTCATTTAAAGCTGCTGCTATATTCTCCTGATCTTTAGAATGAGAGGATATAGAAGTTACTGCTGTGTCTACACCTGCATGAGCTGCAATACTACCAAGTATTCTTGTAGCTTTAGGTATAGCCATACTAGCTGTAGCAGATCTAAGAGAACCAGTTACAACACCACCACCCCACATCGTAGGTATGATGATAGAAGCTGCATCTCTAGTTGCTTTATGAGCTGGGTGATTAGATCGTGGTGAGTTTTCATTCCACCATTCGCTAACAGGTTTTAAGAATGGTACTAATGCAGCTGCATCAGCAACAAAATCAGCAACACCTAATGCTGGAGTTGAACCAGCCGCTACGATGTTCTCTAATCCTCTGGACCACTCTGGTCTAGCATCCCAATCTTCTTGACTGACGTTAGCAGGTTTTTCTAAGCCATGTTGAGGTTTCTGTTGCTCTTCAAAACCACCCCATGAGTGATCACCTTTACCACCTTTAACAGCATCAGCTGTAGTAGTTGGAGCTGTAGGAGTAGGTGCTGCTTGAGGTTCAACCTCTTCAATCTGACCACCACCTTCAGCTTGTTCCTTTTGCTTAAGGTGTTTCTGTTGGAGCTGTTGTTCAAACTCTTCCTTGTCATTATCAGGAACAGCATGTTGAGCTTCTGTTGTATTATAATCAGACAATTGCACCACCTCCGTTTATTAAGTATTCTGTCCAGTCAGGATCAGCTGGTGTTTTATATTTTTCCATATTCGGTTCTTGTCTGTATAAACTAAATCCATTTGGACTAGCAGCAACTAAACCTTGGTTTTTAGTTTCTGTAGTTTCATAACCACTATATACAAGTGCAGCTGCTACACTGTGTCTGTTAGATCTAGAACCATGAATATGTTTTTTCCACTCAGGTCTAATGATACCATTACCAACTTCATATGCTTGCATTAATTCTGGAGGTACTTTATAATCCTTAGGTACTTGACCTGTTGCTTTAAGTACTTCTAATTGTAATAATGATAACTTAGCTTCAGTCATAACTTCACCATTAGGACCAAGACCTATTTTACTTTGAAGATGCATGATATCTGAAGGCCAGCCATTAAACCTACCCATTGCAGCTTGGTCAAAGAATTTCTTAAGACCAACACCATCTACTAAAAGTTTTTGACTTATTAGATTAGGGTTATCTGCTAACTCTTTTGTAGTAATCTCACTTAAAGGTACTGGTGATATCTTACTACCAATAGCAAAGTTCTTAAAGTAAGGTGCACGAACACCGCCTTGGAATTCAACTATCTGGTAGTTCTCTTTGAAATCAGCATTCCATGCAGCAATGGCAGCGTTATATACTTCTTGAGAATTAGCACCTGCTTTCTGTGCATAGGTACGGAAGTATCTTTTTAGACTAGCTTTACCTTCATACAATGCCATAGCAGATGAAGGGACATGTTTACTTTCAAGACCGAAATCGTTAATTGCTCTTTCAATCTTCTTTTCAACATAGTCATCCATCAGTTTTATCTGATCTTCTGTCGCTGCATATGGGCTATTTTCATTAGCCTTCTTAAGATATTTAGCACGATTAACCCATGTAAGATTAGCCTTTTCAACTATACTAGGAGTTAACAAACCTTGTGCTTCTAAGTCATTAAGCCATGGTATATAAACCTTATCATTAGCATCAGATACATGATCTCTTGAGAAGTTCATAAGCATCTTAGACATTTTATTGTCTGGACCATGCATCTTATTTGCTTCAGCTATCATTGTAGCTAGTTCAGATCTGTTAGGTTGTTTTTCAGATGCTTCTATAGCAGATCTTAAATCTTCAGTTTGTTT